CTAATTAATTACATGGCAGAAGAATGTAATTGTTCGCAAGAACATGACAAAGCTGAATCTCTAGTTGAGGAAAAACCTCAAGAAGAGAAAAAAGCAGAAGCCGACGATAAAGAAGCAGAAGACAAAAACAAAGCAGTTCTTGACTCTCTAGCAACCTCTATGAAATCAGTAGCAGAATCTATCACATCAGTTTCTAATACAATGAAATCATTAGATGCTAGAATTAAAGCACTCGAAACTCCAACTGATCTTCCTTTGACCCCAAAAGTCTCTGATAAAGATGACATAGGTGCAGAGGTAAAAGTCCCAAACACATATCAAAGTAACTCAATCCAAGCCGGATTGCACGATGATAAGACTGGGGAAGAGAAACCAGAAGGAGACAAAGATAATCTCTCTATGCAAGAGAAATCTTATTTGCCTGAAACACAAAGCTTCACAACATCAACACCAAGACCAACTGCAAACATTACCAAATCAGTGTCAAGCCAAGGCTCAACATTGAATCCAGTTTTGAAAGCCGCTAGATCTAGAGGTAATCAATACATGGATGTACTAGCAAGAGAAATCTTATCTGGTAAATTTGGTACTGAAGAGGGGGTAAATTACTGATGTCTAATTCCTCAATCAAAACAATTGACGAACTAGAAGCACAGTATTACGGCTATAACCGTAACTTCCTTAGAAAAGCAGACAGTCCCGTCACAACATCAACCGCAGGCGTATTCAACGCTATTTTCGGAGCATATGCATGGGCTCAACTCAACCTTGAGGCTAACGCATTTGGTATACTTCCAAAATATCCGTGGGATAAATCTGGTTGGAGAGTTATAACAGCAAAACCAACTGTAGATACTACACAAGGCAATACTGCCTTAGGTGGAGTCGCAGAAGGTGGAGTAATTCCAGATGAAATTTTGCCAACTGTGGCAGAATTAGATGTAAGACCAAAGACTATGTCTTTAGTTTTCTCAGCATCTGAAGTTATGGAATGGCTTTCAACTCACTCCAAAGATGATATTTGGGGCGGACTAGGTTCATTAAGACTGTACATGGCAGTTCAGCACAAAGAGCTCCTCAACCGAGCACTATTGGCTGACGTCGAAGGAACAGTAAGCGGTTCAGGTACCTTTGCAGGTACTGCTGATTTCGAGAGTCTCGACAGAATCATTTCAAGTGATGCTGAAGAAGATGCACTCGGAGGTTCAACAACTGGTTACTATGATCCTTGGGCAGCTAACGCAACAGTAGACAGAGACAGTAGTTCAACATATGATTCTACAGTCGAATCTGCAAGCGGTACAATCGGAACTAATGGTGTTTTGACCGACGATACTGTCAGAACGTTCTTACGTAAAATAAGAATTGCTGGTGGTAAAGATCCTAACGTACTTTTAGGTTCCCACGAAGTTTACAGCGAAATCCAAGGTATTTACACACCTCAAGTGCGTGTAAAGAACCCATACGGTGAACAAGTAGTTCAAATCGATGTAAACGGAATTAAGACCTTTGAAGGAACAGGAGTAGGTCTACACGTAGATTCTCTATATGGAATCCCATTCATCCCAAGTAAGGATGCACCAAGTGACTCTGGCGATGCCAGTGAAGTCGGAAGACTATTTGCTTTGGATACATCTGATTCAGAAGGATATGGTTATCCAAGACTCGGAATTCAAGTAGCAATTCCAACAGAGTACTACGAAGCAACACGAAGATCCCCTGGATATCCATTTATCAACAATGCATTTGTTGAGAAAGGACTATTCAGAACAATGGGTGAAACCGTTTGTCGTCACTTTAAATCCCAAGGTAAAATCAGAGATATTAAACTCTAGATTAACCGAACCTTTTTTTTATTTTTTTGATTATGGAATGCCCACGGTGCTACATGGAAATGAAGAAGATGACAGTATGTCATTTGATATGTCCCAACTGTGGAGCTCATTTGGATTGTTCGGATAAAGGAAGTTTCTGGTAGTATCTTTATATATAAGTAAATTATTATATGACTATGGCTATCACAGTCGCACAGAATCAAGATCATAAGAGTCTTACAGGAAAAACTTTAACCGTTCAATCAGTGCTAACATCTAGAATACGCACTGCTGTTGTTGATGTCACCTATGGTGGATCAGATAATTATGCAACAAACGGTAATACAGTCGACCTTTCTATGGGCGGTAGAATCAGTACCATCATGGCAGTAGAAATATTCCATGTCAGTACAGGTCTACTTTTGCAATATGTACCAGCCGCAGCTGGTGCATCTGCCACAGGAAAAATTAAAGCTTATGGTCATACCCCAACAAGTTCTACAGGTACAGTAATTGCACTTGAGGAACTAGATAACGCTGATACAGCAGTGAATAGTATGACTATTCGCGTTCGTATAACAGGTTTCTAATCCCTTTTTTTATTCACAAAACTTTATAAGTATAGATATATTATACATCACATGGTAGGTCAAACCAGTCAACTAGCAGTTATTAACTCTGCAACAGTTCAAGCTAAAACAGGTCACGGAATAATTAAATCAATTTACACTACAACATCGGGGGACAGAGTATTTTCAATAATAGACAATGTATCAGGAACAACAGCCACATTCTCATTTACTGCAAACGCAGGTAACTCAGCACCAATAATCAATACACCATTCAAGACAGGTATCAGAATAGTAGTCGCATCAGGCAGTACTGGTGAGATAGTAGTCTTATACGAATAAACGCAAAACTTTAAAAGACAAGGACATACTATTTAAGCATGGTTGTTACATATTGTACAGTTGAAGATGTTTCCGATTTTTTACGTGTTCCAATCACTGCTACTACTACTCCAAACAAGGCTCAGATCGAGAAACTTATCAATAGGAAAGAAGCAGAAATTGAAAGACGAATAGGTCATGCTTGGACAACAAGAACAATTACAGATGAAGTTCACGATTTACCATTGGTTTATTCATTTGGATGGGGTACTCCGATATTCCTACAGCATAGACTGATAAAAGATTTGGACGCATCAGCAGGAGACAAGGTGGAAATCTGGCAGGGTTCACAGGACACATATTCTAACATCTTGGGAAATGCCAGCTGGTATAACATTGAAGGAGTTTACGGTAAATTATTTTTAAGAGGTTTCATATTCTCAATTCTTAGAAAGCACAGAGTCAGAGTCACTTACAGATATGGAGACACTGTAGTCCCAGGTGATATCACTGATGCAATTATCAAGATGGTTGCAATTGAAATTATCAATACCAGTTTTAGAATGGACAAGTTGCCAATGGGTGGAAGTGGAATCAATATGCAAACCTCTACAGCCAAATGGCAAGAGGACATTGATAGAACTATTGCAGACAGAAGAGAAGTATTCGTCTGCCGATGACCAAACTAACTGACAGGGTAGTTGATATAGTTAAATCAACTTATGACCAAATGTATCCTGAAGAAGCCAAATCAGCACAGCAAAGGGGAGGAAGAATATTCCAAGTAGAACAAAGATTAATACAAGAGAAACCTGGATATAAAAAAATCATAAATAAATTAAAATCACAGGGAGACATATCAAAGTATGGAATACCAGTAGGAGCAGAACCAGTAGATAATGAAGAAGGGTATGACGAAGATGAAGATACGGAAGAAAATTATCAATCAGCAAAACAAATAATCTTTAAGCATCAAACCATAGGAGGAGATAATTCTATGGGAGGTAAAACCAAGTTCAGACGTTGGTTGGAAGATGTTTTTATTCCAGGCTCTCCAGATTTAAAAAAGGCTGTGGATGGAATTTCTGGTAAAAAGAAAAGAAATATGATGAGAAGTATATCATTCATGGTAAGACGTAGTATAGCAAGAGACGGGTTAGAGGTTGGAGCAACCGCACATCTTGACAACGAAGGAAATACTACTGAAATATTCTATGGTTCAGGAAAATCTTGGAAGTCAAAATATCCTAAAGGACAGTATAAATAATGGGAGTATCAATTTATAATTCTGTAGACGACGTAATATCCATGTTCAACACCCAGTGGAACTATGACAATGATGACGCCCCCAAACCAAGATTCATGAAGGTATGGGAAGAGAAGGCAGTAGGTATAATAGATGACCTAGAGGATACAGTAGTCGTAACCCCTGGATCAGAAAA